AAGGCGAGAAGGCTGGTGTGGATCTCGCGAACAAGCTTACCTATCAGCCTCGTACGCAGACCGGTCAGAACCTGATCGAAGGCGCAGGCAAGCTGGGCGAAGCGTCGCGCCTGCAAGGCCTGCCTGTCGAAGCCGGGACGCTGGGACGGATTGGTGAAGTGCCGCGCGGCGCTTTGGCGACGGGTGAAGGTGCCGTTGCTGCGGTCGGCAAGGCTGGTCGGGCCGCTGGGAAAGTCGCGGCGAAAGCGCTGCCTGAAGTCGATCCGGAGACGGCGGCGCTGGCCCGCGACGCTCACGCCATGGGGCTTCGACTCACGCCTGATCAGGTGGCTGGCGGTAAGTACGGCAAGATGGCTGGTGAAGGCCTTTCGTCGGTCCCTCTGTCAGGGTCAAACGAGAAAGCCAACACAGCAGTGTGGCTTCAGAATCTGTCGAAGCAGGCCGGCGTGGAAGCTCCTAAGCCAACGCCTGGAGCGTTTGGTGAGGCCACGCAGCGGGTAGGTGAAGGCATTGGTGCGCTCAATGAGAAGTACGACTTGCTGCTTGATCGGCGCACTATCTCCAGCCTCAAACTAAGCCCTCGCGGCAATTCACCTGAAACTCTCGGCGCGGTGAACGGTATCGTCAAACGGATACAGCAGCAGACCGAAGGCAACAACCTGAATGGCACGGCGTTTCGCAAGATCAACACCCTGATGAACGACAAGATCAAGGCGACTTCGAACGCGGATACCAAGTACGCACTCCAAAAGCTGCAAAACAAGCTGTTGAATATTCAGGCTGAGCAGATGCTACCGGCGGACAAGGCGCAGCTTCAGGCCTTGCGGAAACAGTACGCGATTCAGCGCACCATCGAACCTCTCGTGGCTAAGAGCCTCACCGGAGATATCGCACCTTCTGCGCTGCTCGGCGCGATCAACGCGACGAAAGCAGGCAAGGAGGCAATGGCGCGCGGCAAGGCTGGTGACTTCGGCAAACTCGCGGCAATCGGCAATCGCTTTCTGAAAGAGCCGAAGTCTTCAGGCACAGCAGAACGTCGCCTCGTGCAGGGCATACCGCCAGCGCTTGCCAGCGCGCTCGGAGCGGGCGCTGGGGTCGCGGGGGGTGCGTCTGCCTTACCTGCTATCCTCGGCGGCATAGGCGCCACCTATGGCGCTGCGAGCCTATATAACCGCGCCGGCCCCGCGTTGACGAACGCGCTGATCAGCCGACCGCCTCAATGATGCTCGTTAGCTGCGGACATGAACATGCCGACAAGCATGCCGAAGAAGATGGCGGGCACGAAGCCGATATGCGTGCAGATAAGGCAGAATCCGCCGATCAGGACGCAGCCGAGTAGAAATTCGAAGAAGCCTTTCACAGTGATCTCCCAGGTTGTTACGACCACTATAGCAGTTGCAAAATGAAAATACTAGTCATAGATGTCGGCTCCAACGCCCTTGATCTCTGCATGCGCTGGCAGCAGCAGGGCCATAGCGTGAAGTGGTACGACAAGCCGCGTCCTGACGGTACCGACCGTCACGCGGGCGAAGGCATCGTAGAGAAGATCCGCGACTTCAACGACCTCCGAAAGAAGTGGATCGGCTGGGCCGATCTCATCTACACGCCTGACAACGTTTCGTATCTCGATCTGCTGGAGCCGTACCGCAAGATCGGCTATCCGATTTTCGGCTGCAATCTCGAAGCGGTGGAATGGGAACTGGACCGCGAAGTCGGGCAGAAGGTCATGGAAGAGTGCGGCATGCCGATCATCCCGGGCAAGACCTTTCACGACTACGATTCAGCAGCGGCTTACGTAAAGAAGGAGGGTAAAGCGTTCGTTTCCAAGCCGTCCGGTGACGGCGAGCGTGCAATGTCCTACGTCGCGAATAACGCGGCGGATATGGTCTACATGCTGGAGCGCTGGAAGAAGATTCCGAAGTACGTGAAAGCGGCCCGCGAAGAGGGGTTTATTCTCCAGACCAAGATAGACGGAATGGAAATGGCTGTCGGCGGCTGGTTTGGCCCCGCTGGCTGGAGCAACGCCGGGTGGGTTGAGAACTTCGAGAACAAGAAGCTCATGAATGGCGATCTCGGCGTCAACACCGGCGAGATGGGCACAACCGTGCGGGTTGTCCGAAAGAGCAAGCTTGCAGATATGGTCCTTAAGCCAGCTACGGAGCACCTGCACCGCATCGGGTATATCGGCTACGTCGACGTGAACTGCATGATAACGCACGATGGAACTCCCTACCCGCTTGAATGGACGATGCGCGACGGCTGGCCAATCCGCCACAACCTGACTGCGCTTATAGAGGGTGACCAGGCGCAGTGGATGCTTGATCTGGTCAACGGTCGCGATACGCTGAAGATCCAACGGGACGTGGTTTGCGTTTCCGTCCTGATGGCGCTGCCTGACTTCCCCTACAGCAAGGTCACGAACAAGGAACTGTGCGGAATCCCGATCTATAATGCAGAAGACCTTGACCACCTGCACTATTCCGAAGTCATGATCGGCACGGCGCCGCGCGAAGTCAACGGCAAGGTTGTCAGTCTTCCGGGTCCCGTAACCGCAGGCGATTATGTACTCGTGGCGACAGGCACAGGCCAGACGATAACAGGTGCGCGCCGCAGCGTGTACAGCTCTCTGAAGAAGGTGAAGATACCCAATTCACCCTTCTACAGAACAGACATAGGTGCAGGTCGCCTGAAGAAACAACTGCCCGACCTTCAGCGCCTTGGTTTTGCAACGGGTCTTTCTTACTAGGAACTATCATGGATTGTGGCCTCTGCGGTCGCGCTGTTTGTGAATGCTATGCTGAACTGGTCAGGAGAGAAGATCATGCCGATGAAATCCAAAGCACAAAACCGGGCTATGCATGCTGCGGCCGAGGGGAAATCGAATCTCGGCATCCCGAAGAAAGTCGCAAAGGAGTTCGCCAAGGCGCAGCACGGCAAGTCGCTTAAGGGTCTTCCCGAAAAGAAAAAGGCGAAAAAATGACAGGTCGTGCGCGCCACGCGGGCGGTATCTCCGAACAGGGTATCAGGACCGCGCTTACCGAATCAAAAGGGGATATCTTCCTCGCTGCCTGCGCGCTCGACTGCACTGCTCGCGAGCTGGACCTGTTCATCCGGCGCAGCGCTTCTCTCCAGTCATTCGTTGCTGCGGTAGATCAGGTTAAGGTTGATCCAGCGTACTCTAGGATCAGCACAGAGCAGTTCGAAAATCGCGTTGCTGATCTTGTCCGCTCGTTCCGCGTGGACGGACTCCAGGAGGTCCATAAACTGGCCACGATGGAGTTCGGAGACAGCGCCGCCCTCGCCAAGGTCAAACTCGATGCAGCGCTTGCGCTGTCCGGGGGCGGGTCGCCGCGCGCAGGTAACGCTGAGTCTGAGAACGCCCTTGCTGAGTTGAATGCTCTCTATCACGCCAATGCTCCCCGAATAAAAGAAATAAGAAAGACCGTCATCACGTTTGAAGATGGTCAGGCAAAGACTCCACTAGTGATCGAACAGCGGCAAGATCCTTGAGCGCCTGCTCGCGATTCTTGCGATGCTCCCTCCAGTTCGGCGTTTCAGCCGGATAGTGCTGAAGCTTCTTCAGGCTGATATAGCCAAATCGGGCCATCTCTTCGACCATAGCCCGGTGGCCGGCGCGCCCGATAGCGGCACGCGGGGTGCAGCCCGACTCCAGCCAGTCCCAGGCCGGGAGCATTTCGTCACGCTCGGGTGCGAGGCGCTTCTGGATGTACCAATGCTCCTTAGGCTTGAAGACGCGTTTCATGTACAGCACCTGGCTGATTGGCCAGCCCGACTCCCGTGAAAGCTCACCGTTCGTCATGTTCTGGCCGCCGCAAACCTGCCATAGCTCCTGCAAATGCTCGACAGTAGGTGTGTGCAGATCCACGTACTCGTCGTACACGGTCCACGAGACAGGATTGGGTACCACGGCATACTCGCGCGTCGCCACCGTCACCTGATCGATTCTGGCAAGCCGCAGAGGGCATTCCACGAACAAGGTCACGTCGCACTCCCACGCCGTATCGCGATCCTGATCGATCAGCACGCCACCGCCATCCTGCCAGCGTGCTTTCTGGTTTTCGGAAGGGAGCCAGCTTGCGTACTGGTAAAGTGGAAGATCGAGCAGCGGCGTGCTGTCAAGCACCGTCGGCCGGTGCAGCGTGTAGGCGCGGTTCAGTACGACGTGTGTGAACTGCGCGTGCGCCTTGTGGACCGATGCTGACAGGTCGGTAGTTGAGAAGAGTTTCATTCCAGGCCCTTGATCCCAGGTGAGCGCTCGCCTTCTTCGTAGAACCGGCGTGCAGCACCCGAGTAGTAACCGATTTCACCGCAAGCGGTGCATTTGAAACGGTGAATATCAATATCGACCTGCAGGCACTCTTCGCGGGTCACCCACTGGTGCTCTGACTCGCCAGTATAATCGTCGTAGACCAGTTCAAAGCATTCAGTCCTCTCCCAGTGCGTACACTTGTTCACAGGTCATACTCCCGAACTTCCGGAAGCCCGAGCGCGCGGCGGGCGCTGTCGCGCACTTCCTTCGTGACGGCATGGCCGAGGTCGTCAGGGTTGAGCAGCCGGCGCGCGAACGCGGCAAGATCGATCAGCGGTTTCGTATCGCTGCGTAGCGGCGCGTAGAGACCTTGCGCCTGTTGTTGCGCAGCTTGCGATTTCATGGCGGTCTGCGCGGCTTGCGATTTCATGGCGGTCTGCGCGGCTTGCCAGTTCATGGCGATCTGCGCAGCTTGCTGATCGCGAGGCGCTTCGAGCTTCGCGAGGCGCATCTCAAGCACGCAGACGCGCTGCAAGGTCTTGGCTAGTTCCCCCCAAAGGCGTAACTCTGGCGTTTCGATCTGCATGTTGTTCTGCTCTGCGCTCTGTACTTTTTCTATTCCAATCATCACTTTCTCCTTTTCATTGCTTTCATCAAAACTTCCTGCACCGTCGCCTTGCTTTCAAGGCGTTCCAGCACATCGAAGTCCACCGTTTCATTCGCCAGTATGTAATGAATGAATACCGGCCTGTTGTGCCCTGCCTGCAACTGCCGAACCGGGCCTATCCGCTCGATGATCTGCTGGTGTTCTTCCAGGTTCCAGTTCACCGAGAAAAAGACCAGAATATTCCCTCCGTCTTGTAGGTTAAGGCCGTGGCCAGCACTAGCAGGATGAGCAAACAGAACCGGAAGTTTCCCCGCGTTCCACGCTCTAATAGTTTCTGGATCGGAATCAAGCACGCGGCCGCGAGGAAAAGCGGCGCGCAGACGATGCAGATCATGCCTAAAATGATATGCCACGAGAACAGGCGCACCGCCGGCCTCTTCGATAATGTCGTCAAGTGCCGCAATCTTGGCATCGTGGACCTCCGTCCAGTTCTTCGATTCGTCGGTGTAGATCGCGCCGTTCGCAAGCTGCAAGCACTTTTGCGTCTTGCTCGCTGCGTTCAGCGCTTCAACCGCAGTCGGGCCAAGGTGCCCCTCCAGTTCGAGGAACATCTTCTTTTCCATGTCCCGGTATTGCTGGCGTGCCTTGTAAGGCAGGTCCACCGTTATCCGGTTCGTGATCGGCTCTTTCAGATCGAAATAGTCCTTCGCGTCCAGTGACAGACACACGTCCGAGATCGACTGCTCTATCTCGCGCTGAGCATGCTCCAGCGGATCCATTCCGAAGCCGTCATAGCTCTTTCTGAACCAGCGGTCTGAAAAAGCAGCGAACGACTTGCCGAGCCGCTGGCCTCCATCCACGAACCACATCGGACCCCACAAGTCTTTCAGCCCATTCGGTGCTGGCGTACCCGTCAATCCTATCCATCTGTCCACCTTCTTGTGGGCGACTTCCGCAAGTGCCTTCGCACGCTTCGTGCCCTGGCGCGTGCGGAAGCCTTTCAGTTTAGTGACCTCGTCCGCGACTATCGTCTTGAACGGCCAGGGGCGCGGATTGTACTTGAACCAGTCTACGAGCCACGGTACGTTTTCGTAGTTGATCGTAAAGATAGCACTGTCGCTCCGCAGACTCTGTGCCCTTTGCTCTGCGCTACCAACGATAGCGGTGACCGGCAGATCGACAGACCACTTCTTGACCTCGTCGGGCCACGTGGATTGGGCAACCCGGAGCGGCGCCAGTACAAGCGTCGGGGAATCATCAACAAGTGATAGCGACTCAAGCGCCTTGAGCGTGGAAATAGTTTTACCGAGGCCCATTGGGACAAAGGCATTGCATCTCTCCTTGTCGAGAATGTGATCGATGATCAGTTTCTGGTAGGGCCGGAGTTGCATTACTTAAACCCCGACTTCCAGAGTGCGCCAAGCACGAAGCCCACGCCGAACGTGATCCACAAGGCACCAACCACTAACAGATGCGTGTCCATGAGTAATCCTGTATGAAGTAATCAACGGCTTCCTTGCTGTCGATAACGAGAACGAGGCAACCGGCCTTGCTCAGCTTCGCATGCTCGCGCGCCTGATCTTCCCTGAGCGGTTCACCTGGGGCCTTAAGCTCGACGAACGCGACATGCCCTTTAAGCACGACGATCCTGTCAGGCACGCCCTTGTGGCCGGGGCTTACGAACTTGCGTTGCAGGCCCCCGGCTTCGCGCACGCGCCGGATTAAATACTGCTCGACTTCGCGCTCTCTCACGATGCAAAGAGAATGCCGTAAATCACGCCAACGACGATGACGCCGACAATCGCGCACAGCCGTTCGTGGCGCTTGCAAACCGCGATATCGAAGCGGTGGTAAGGGCCGAAGGCCTGCTGTATGGAGCGAGGCGTAGACCGGTAATGCCGGTTGTCTTTGCTGAACATGACTCCTCCGTTGTTTGAAGAACTATAGCATTTGCAAAACGGAAATTCAACTAGTCCTTACGGTATCGATAACCCTCGAATCCGGCGGCGGCGAGAGGCAGATCGGGCGCCCACGGTGGGTTGGTCGCCAGCAGCGCTGACAGGTGCTGCGGATTGAATTCCAGCCAGTCAGGCGAGTAGCAGATATCTTCGTCATGAACCGGAAGCCTGATTTCGTAGCCTGCGTCCTGAATCCGGAACGCGTTTGACTTGAACACATCGCGAGCCACGGCCTGGGTCATGTTTTCGACCAGCTTGCCGCCGTACGTGGAAAGGCGTTGCCACTTACGTGAGTAGTGGTTCAGACCCATATAGCTTATCTTGTCGCCGTCAACACGCGGCGCGGGATACGACAGCGAGCGGCCAGAAGGCAGAATGATGCGCAGCCAGTTGCCCTTGCGAATCAGCGTTACCTTGCGGCACTTCACTTCTACACCTTCGTTCTCGATGGCGGCGACGGCGGAATCCTTGACATCTTTCCACGAGCTGGCGATACGGCTATTCGCGCGGCGCCACATGCGTTTGATTGCATCGCACATGATGAATGTTTCTGGCTTCAGGCCGAACGTCGGTCGCTTTGTAAACTGGCACCACTCGTAAAAGCCTTCTGCTTCGTACATCACGTCGCCCGGAACGTCGGCCTGCATCTCGTCAAGGTCAATACCGTAAGTCGCGGCTCCGGTTATGAAGGCGCCAACGCCGCCTTCGAAGCCCAGAAACAGTTCGATGACCTTACCGATCTGGCGTTGTGTCTTCGTGACCTCAGACGGCGGAATGCGGAACGTGCTGCCGTAGCCGAGCTTGTACAGATCTTCGCCTTTTCCCGCGTCGAAATCACGAAACGCCTGTAGCTTCCACTCTTCGCCGGCCAGCCAGGCCAGAACGCGCCCCTCGATGTTCGACAGGTCGGCCACTACCAGTTTCTTGCCTGGTGGCGCGATGATCACGCCGCGCATGGCATTTGCGCATAGCTCTATCACGTTATCCGTCACGAGATCCGCGCAACCCGCCTTGATCGACTCGATACCTGTCTCGATCACCTCGGCGGGCAGTGTGGGGCGCATCAGGTTCTGAGGCTGAAATAACCTTCCGGCGTCGCGCCCGGTGCGCCCGGCCCCGGAGAATTGGATAACCCCACGTAGATACCCATCAGAAGACGTGGATCGGATCACCCGCTTGTACTTGCTCACTGAAGACGTGGACGCCATCAGCCGTATAGCGATAAGGTCTCGTACACCGTCCGGCAAAGAGGGGTCCAGAAGTCGTCGCTCCAATGTATCGGCGCGCATATCCGGCAAAGATACGCCGTGTTCGGTAAGTATGTGTTCGAGTAGTTTATCTCGCTGTGTCGCGGCAGTGACTGCTCCATCTGTCGCTTCGCTAACATCGTTCGCAAGGCCGGCTTGCGCAACGTCAACCGCCTCGATGGCTTTCGCAGATAGTTCAAGATCGACATAGACACCTTCATTGTTTATGCGCTGGTCCAGTTGCCAAAGCCGAAGTTCGAGTTCGTTATTCGGATAGTTCCACTTCGGCATTTTCTTGTGCAACTCGCGCATCGAAGTGATATCGCTCTTCGCGTATTCGATGAACTCGGCCCATTCCGCTGGATGCGTTTCGCGAGTCTTGCGCCGCAGCTTCTGGTTCGCGGGCTGCGGCATGCAGAACATGCGGAGGAGCTGGCGCCCGCGCTTGTCCTTTGCCTTGTCGGCATCCAGGCGGAAGATATCGCAAAGCTTGGCTAGCGACCCGGGCAGCCCGTGGCATAGCGCTTGAACCATCGTGTCTCGATGCTTATGACACCGCTTGTCGAAAGGAAAGTCTTTCATGGCGTGGCGCACGATAACGCTATCAAACATGCCGGAATTGTGACCCCACCATTCCGGTTCGCAAATCAGGGCATTATTGAGCGTGACGGGCATCGTTTTATCCGCCGTCAGATCCCAGCACTGGACCGGGCCGTCGTCAACCGCCCACGCGAACAGCAATATCTCTGCCTTCTCCGCGTACCGGTGCGCGCCATCGTTGATTGGCGTTTCAGACCACGTCTCTAAATCCCACCAAAGCTTCATACGAGGTCCCCATTGTCTTCGCGTTCTGTGAAAAACAAAGCGTGTACCTCGTCCTTGTCGCGTTTCTGCTCTGCGCCCCGAATTTCATAATCCGCTTTCAAGACGACACCGGCTTTTTCAAACTTCAACGGATACTTTACGCAGGATAGAAACGTACCCCCATGAAGTGACTTTTTCTGCCCTGCTACCGTTACGTAGTAAGCCATAGCAAAACCCGGCTCGCACCGGGCCTTCGTAGTTAAGCGAGGTCATCCTCTGCTTCGATAACGTCAAACCCGTCATCCGACACGCGGGACGCGCCGCCAAAGCTGTCGCCCGGGCCGTCATACTGGACCCCGAGTAGCCCGCACCGCATGCCGCTGTACGTGCCTGATTGGGCCCATAGTTCGACCTTGGCGTTCACGTAGCAGCCGGCATAGATGATGCCTTCCTTGCCGGTCAGGCGCTGCGCCTTGCCAGTGTCCGGGTCTTTCACGTTGTGCAGGAACAGCGGCGCGCCATCCTTCTGCTTGCGCACGGCCGACAGCGCCCAGCGGTCTTCAAAGCCGTCGTACACCTCGCCAGCCTCGTCTTTCTTGCTTTTGATCCACGCGCATCTGTTTTTGTTGCCCCGGATATCCTCCATCATGCTTTCTGCCTTCTTGCCCCAAAGCGCAACCGCCTCCTTGCTGATCGCGTCTTCGACGGCCTTGAAGTTCGCGCCCGTCGGTTCCACGATAAACGTGGCGGTGTGGCGGAAAGCGCCCTGGCCTTTGAACTGACCCGGTTCAAAAAGGTCATCGATAAACGCGATGCGCACATGCTTCAACTGAACAGTAGTACCCATAACAACTCCCTAGCAAAGATCGTCTTCGACGGTTTCAAAGCCGTCCTCGACTGGTTTGATTTCAATCGCCGGACGCTTGTCCGATTCGTGGACTACGTGGGGCTTGCCAGCAGGCTGGACGATGAGCGCCTCGATCTGCTTCAGGCGGCGCGGCTGGTCCTTCAGTGCTTCAAGGATCGGCTTGGGACCTAGCAGTTTGAAGCTGTACATCTGGTCAACCTTCATCTTGAACTTCTTCATGAGGCTTTCCGCTTCCTCGTCCGAAGCCCAGGCGCGGTTACCACGCTTGCCTGCCACTACCTTGACGCCCGGTACCGCGTTGCCCGCAAACACCTCCAGCTCGATGCGGGCGCGGACAGCTTTGATCCAGTCTTCGATCATCTCCAGCATTTCGAACTTCGGCCCGAGTTCCTCGACGGGAATCGCCTGCACATCGGCGAGCTTTCCGCCTACGTCGAACGTCGCCTCGATCGTTTCTTCGACCTTGGCGCGAGCAGCGGGGCAAACCGCGAACGCCTTGCACCACTGGCAAGCCTTTTCAGAAGGCGCGAAGTCTTCTTCCTT